CCGGCTGTCCACCTCGTCCAGCTGCACCCCCGCCAGGGCCACTCTGTGCCTCAGCTGCATGCTTTCGCTCCTCTCACATTCACATATTTTCCGCGATCATCTGGCTCACCAGAGGCGCCACGATCCGTGCCACGGTGTATCCGTCCATACTGATCGTCAGCCCGTTCACGCCGCTGGCAGCGCCCCGCGCCACCGCGGCCTCCATCTGCTCCGGCAGCGCCACAAATCCCTGAATATCGCTGCTGGTCAGGCTTTCCGGCCCGGTGAACCACCAGTCCGGCAGGTCCTCGGTGCTGACCCAGTCCGTGTCTCCCTGCAGCTCGTCCATCAGGGTGTTCAGGTTGGCCAGCTCATCCTCCTGTCCGGCGAAGGCGGCGTCCAGCGCGTCGAAGGCGTCCTCCAGGGCAAAATCGCTCCCGGGCTCGCCTTTCCGCCAGCTCCGCAGCGCGTCCCAGTATTCCTCCGCGGCCTGCCGCATCTCCGGCGTGACGGATACTTCCCGGGCGTCCTTCTCTGCGGCCTCCTGGGCGTCTCTCTGGGCTATGTCTTCTTCTGTCAGTGTATAAATGGTTGCGCCTTCCGGCATCACGTGTTTGTCCGCGGCTTCACCCGTATCGGCCCGCACCCAGGTCCCGTTCTCGGTCTGGACAACGTCGTCATTCCCCTGAGGAGTCACCGCGTTTTCAAACAGCACCACAGTCCCGGCGGCAACGCCGCCGACTACCTTCGAAGCTGTTGAAGTTAACCAGGTGCCCCCGCCGGTGCTCTTTCCGCCGTCGGCGGAAGGCGTGGCCACCGGCCCCGTTGGCGTCGCCGGCGCCTTCGGCAGCATGCTCCACTTAATCCCCTTGATCAGCTGCAGCGCGCTCAGCACGTCCTTGGCCACGCTCAGCCCGCCGATCACTCCGCCGATCCCCAGGATCCCGGCCTTCACGGTTTCCCAGTTCTTGCTGATCCAGTCCAGCGCCCCCGTAAATCCCTCGATGGCCTGCTGGGCGCCTTCTACGATTGCTTTAAAGTCAACTTCTCCCGTCAGGCTGTTGATGATGCTCTCGATGGCATCCCCCAGGCCCTTCAGCGCCGCCTGTCCTTCCTCGGTCTTGCCCCAGGCGATGAATTTGTCCACGATATCGGTCAGGGCCTGGGCCACTTTCTCAAAGGCCGGCGCCAGCTGCTCCGCCACCTGGAGCTTCAGGCTTTCAAAGCTGGCCTCCAGCTGCTGCCGGGCGTCGTCAAACTGGCTCAGCCGGCTCACCTGCTCGTCGCTCAGGATATACCCGGCGTCCTGGGCCTCTTTGATATAGCCCTCCCAGCCCTCACGCCCCGCCTTGATCAGGGGCATCAGTTCCTGGTAACTCTTTCCGAAGAATTCCTTCGCGGTATTCTCCCGGGCCACGTCGTCCATCTCTTCCATGGCTTCGACGACTTCCCAGAATACCGTCCCCGCGTCCACGCCGGCGTCCGCCTTGATGCCGATCTCTTTCAGCGCCTTGTTGACGCTCTTGCTCCTGTTGGTCAGCTTCGCATAAGCCTTGGTGATTGTCTCGACCTCGACGTCCACAAAGCGGCTGGCGTACCGCCATCCCTGCAAGGTCTGCTTGTCGATGCCCGTCTGATCGCTCAGGGTCTGAAGCTCATCCGCCCAGGCTCCGCTGTCGCTCATCCAGTCCCAGGCGGTCTTCCCAAGCTCCTTGATGGTGTTCATGGCCCCGACAAGCCTGTCTTTCAGGTTGTCGGCCGCGTTCATGACGCTCTGGAAGGTCACCGCGTCCGCCACCTGCCCCGCCGCGTCAGTGGCGTTGGCGTAATCCGTGGCGGCGTCCGCCGCGTCCCCGTAGGCGTCCGCGCTGTCCTTCAGGGAGTCCTTGCTGTCCGCCAGCTCGCTTTCCGCCTTTTGGAGTTCATTGTTAAAATTTGCCAGATCGTACCTGGCGTCATTAAGCTTTTGCTCCCACTTGGCGACAGCGTCCGCATTATCGCCATACTTATCCTTAACCTCTTTCAGAGCGCTCTGCAGGGTAGCGACAACCTTTTCCTGCTCTGCGATCTGCTTTTTCAGGGTTCTGGCCTTGACCTCATTCTTCTGCTGGGCGGTCGCGTTGCTACCCAGCTCCGCGCTCTCCGCCTTCAGGGCGCTCTTCAGGGTCTTCAGGTTCCGGTTAGCTTCCTTCAGCGCGGCGGAGTATTCCTTTTCGCCCTCCAGGACTATTTTTTGTTTAATCTCGTCTGCCACGCCGTTCTCCTCCCTTATCGTCTCCGGCGCCTGCCGCCCATCATCCTGGCGTCATGCCGGCACCGGATGATGTACATATCCATGATCCACCCGGGGGTCATCCTCCGGGCGTCCTCGTATCGGATCCCGGCGATGATCGCGTATCCGTAATACTCACGGACCCGCATCTCCCGCCGGTCTATCCGTTTTTTTCGTCTTCCTCCAGCCAGGCATCATGCTTTTCATCGTCGGCCTCGTTCCCGCCGGTGGTCTCGCTCTTCATGCCCCTGGCGATCTCGATGATCATCCGCTGCCGGATCATCAGCCGTTGGTAGTCCTCAAAATGCAGTTTCCGCAGCGGCCGGTCGTCCACTTCCTCCGGCAGACCCTTCTCCCAGAGCGCCGTCCGGACCATCATCACGAAGAGCTCCCGGGTCAGCTTAACCTCCGGCTTCTCGCTCTTGGCGATCCGGTCGATGATCTCCCGGACCTTCCCGTATTTCTCCTCAATCATTTCCATGGTGTACATGGAAAAGACAAGTTCGTATTCCTTGTCGCCGATTTTAATGCTTTCCATTTTCCACTCCTCAGATCGTTAAAAAAGCGGAGCGGGGGATACCCGCCCCGCTGTCAGTCTCAGGATATGCCGGCCTTGCCCTTCAGCCAGGTGATGGCGGCGGCTTCGGTGGCGCTCTCCGCGTACACGTAATACGCCATCGCGCCGCCCTCGGTCAGCTGCACAGCCTCGGCTTCGCCCTCCAGGCTCTCGGTCTGAAATTCCAGGTTCTCGCCCTTGGTGTTGAAGGACCGCTGTCCTTCGGAGAACTGCACCTTGTAGTACCAGTAAGTCCGATAAGTCACAGTGCCCTTATACCGCTGCTTCAGGCAGAAGCCCACGCCCACATAGGGGCTGGCGTCTTCCGTCACGGTGTAGTCGTTTGTTGCCTTGACGTGGCCCAGGATGTTCTCGCGCATCTCCGCCGTCAGCTGGGCCACCTCGATGGCCACGCTGGCGCCGTTGATGCTGTTGTCCCGGTCGATCCGCTTATCATCAGCATAGAAGGCCACGTCTCCGCGCTCCTCGCTCATGTCCACCCGGACGACCTTGTCCACTTCCATGGTGCCGGTGCCGTAGACCATGGCGCTGCCGGCGCCGCCGGAAGTATAAGGAGCCCATGTAAGATGTTTCGCTCCAACGATCATTTTTAGTTCCCTCCAGTCATTTCGTTAAATACGGCGGATGCCTCTGCGGCCATCGCCTTCGCAACTCTATCCTTCGCCCGCCGGATTTGCTTAGTAATAAACTTGTCGCCGGTCCGGTTCGCCTTGCCCTTTCGGGTCGGGTTTCCTCCGATGCCGTAGTTAATCACGAAAGCTTTCATGGCGTTGCTGACACCACGGCTGTCCGTTCCCTGCGGATAGACGTTTATGCTTCCTCCGCCGAATTCCTCATGATAAGCACCGGTCCCGATTCGCTGCATCATCTGCCCGGTTCGGACGTGGTGAGCGCTTTGGGTTCTTTCGCTCATTTCGGCGATCTCTGCGTCAGCTCCGGCCATCACGATTCGGCGGATGCCTTCCCGGCGCATCCCGGTCTCCAGCCTGCTCAGCTTATCCATGACGTCCTCATTAACGATGTTAAGCTTTGCCATTGGCATCACCCGCCTGTCGATACCGTCCGGATCACCGGCCCGGCGAAATTGATCTGCATCGTCCAGCGAACCTTGTTGATGTCGAAAAGGTACTCCCGGGCCGTCAGCCGGCAGCTCAGGTCCAGCCAATCGTTCCCGTTTTCCAGTTCTGCCAGCTTCTCCCGCACCAGTGCGGGCCATGTGTCAGAACTTCCCTCGGTGTACATGTCCACGGTGACCTGATTGATCTCATCGATCAGGTGGCCGTCTGCGTACTGCACGATCGGCTCCGTGTTCAGTGTCACCACGCCATACTGATCCGGCGCCTTGTTTTCCCAGGCATCCCGCGCAAATTCGATCCCGGCCAGCGTGTTCAGCTTTTCCGTGATCAGGTCCGCGACGTCGACGGTCACGGTCGTCACCGCCGGCGTGGCCGCCAGCGCCGTTTTCCGTTTAGCCATTCTCGTCACTCCTCTCCGCAGTCAGCTCGATGCCTCCGTCCCTGGTCAGGTAGGTCCGGGCGATGCTGTACTTCAGCCCCTGGTATCTCAGATACCGCTCATTCTGATAGTCGCCGTCGGCGGTCAGCTTGAATACATAGCTGGGCCGGATGCCCGCGTTCAGCGCATTGTAGTACTCGCTTCTGGTCGCGCTCCGGATCTCCGCGTAGACCTGTCTCGCGGTCTCTGTGATGCTCTCATGTACCCCGTGGGCGCTCCGGGTCTCGGTGATCAGCTGGATCACATCCGCTCTCACCATCGGCGTCACCCCCCGAAGTCCGTATACTGGTCGGCATGCATCAGTTGAACCTTTTGGAGCTCGTATGCATTGGCCAGCCGGTCATAATCGTCCGGTGATCCAAAATGCATCCGGACGTAGGTGATCATGGCCATCTGGATCAGCGGGTCTGTGATATCCG